AAGGGTAGAAACTTGGTTGCAATGAGAAAAGCTGAGGTTACTAACCGAGATAGCACTTACGCTGAGCTTTTATCGGCTATTAGGCGTATGGGCTTTAGTTCCTATTGGAATGAAACCTTAAGCCCTTTGAAGCTGACCTGTATTAATGGTAATTCAATCATTTTTAGAGGGATGCATGATGATAGGCAGCGAGAAAAGATTAAGTCAATCACGTTTGAGACAGGCTCGCTGACAGATATATGGCTTGAAGAAGCAACTGAATTTACGCCTGAAGATTTTGAAATATTAGATGACCGTTTGAGAGGGGAACTTCCAGACGGTTATTTTTATCAGATGAAACTTACCTTTAATCCAGTCAGTAAAACTCACTGGATTAAGAGACAGTTTTTTGATTATAAGGACGAAAACACACTAACTCATCACTCGACTTATCTTGATAACCGCTTCATTGATGAGGCGTATCACGAGAGGATGAAGCGTCGTAAGGTAATAGACCCGGACGGCTATAGGATATATGGCCTCGGGGATTGGGGCGAAGTAGGCGGGCTAATCTTAAGCAATTGGCAAGTTGAAGCGCTGGAGCAGGACTTCAGCTATTACGACGATATAGCCTTAGGCCAAGACTTTGGTTTCAATCATGCTAACGCAATATTACTACTAGGTTACAAAGACGGAGATATATACGTACTTCGCGAGATATACGAATACGAAAAAGACACAAATGAATTAATTAAAATAGCCGAAGGCAAGATTCCGAGGGGCCCAAGTATGTGGTGCGATTCGGCTGAGCCTGACCGAATAAAAATGTGGAGAAAAGCTGACTACAGAGCAAGGCCCGTATCTAAAGAACAAACAATCGGCAGAAAGTATCAAGCCGTTCAAATTGATTGGCTTAAGCAGAGAAACATTTATATTGACCCTTCTTGCGTGAGCACGATTAAAGAGATAGGCCAGTGGAAATGGAAACGAGACCAGACTACTGGCGAATACTATGACGAGCCGGTCGCTTTTATGGACGATGCGATGTCAGCGCTTAGGTACGGAGTAGAGGGATGGCGAAAGGTTAGAGCTGAAACTACTAACGTAGAAGCGCAAATGAGCGCAGCAAAAGCTTTAGGATTATAGGAGAAACTGAATGCAAGAATTTGAATATGCAAAAGATATAGACCAAAAAAGAAAGCAAGATGCGTATTTAACGTATACACCTGAGAGCGTACTCAGATACAAGGTTGATTCTCTAAGCGATATCTTTGCCGAGCCAAAACTATTGCTTGATATGGTTAAGCATCACGCTACCTATCAAGTGCCGAGGCTTAATTGGCTTGAGTCTTACTATTTAGCTAGTAATCCTAAAATTATGGAAGGAAAGAGAAGGCAGGAAGAAAACAAGGCCGACCATCGCGCAAGACACGCCTTTGCTGCAATTATCTCGGACTTTCTTAACTCGTACGTCATAGGAAATTCAGTGAAGATTGAAGGGAACTTTGATGAAAAAGGTCCAGGAAACTTTAAGGACGTGCTAGATGAGTTTAACGAGGCAAATGACATCGACGCCCACAATATCGAAATAGGCAAAGACCAAAACAATATGGGAAGGGCTTACGAGCTGCTTCAAAGAACGGAGCAGGACGAGGACAAAGTCTATAGGCTTGACCCCAGAACAGTGTTCATGATTTACGATAACACAGTTAGAGAAAGAGTTATTGGGGCTTGTAGGTATTACAGACTTAACAGCTACGCTTCAGGTAGCGCGAAGTATAACATTGAGCTTTATACGCCTACTCACGTGCATCACTTCCAGCCAGTTAATATTCATACTGAGACTAGCATCGTTTTAGATGAAGAGCTGGACGAAGAGCATTCGTTCCACGGCGTTCCGGTTGTAGAATACCGGTCTGATAGATTCAGAATGTCAGTCTATGAAAGACAGATAAGCTTAATTGATTTATATGACTCAGCTCAATCCGATACGGCGAACTATATGTCGGACTTCAACGATGCAATTTTGGTTTTAGAGGGTAAAATCAAAAACGCTGACGACGCTGAATACATGAAGAAGATGAAAGACGCAAACATATTAGTCTTAGTACCTGAGGAAGATGACCTCGGAAGTGCAAAAGGAGCGCTAAAAGCAAGCTATCTTACAAAGTCATACGATGTTCAAGGAGTAGAGGCTTATAAGACAAGACTGAAAGATGATATTTACAACTTATCTTCCATACCTAACCTATCAGACGAGGCTTTTTCGGGTAATCAATCAGGTGAAGCGCTTAAATATAAAATGTTTGGCCTGCAGCAGCAGAGAAACGATAAAGAGTTATTTTTGGCTAAAGGTTTTAGGGTTAGATATAAGCTACTTGAAAACTTAAAGAAAACAGTCAAAGAATATTCAGGTGAAGGAGCCGAATTAACCTTTAAATTTACGCCTAACTTGCCGAAGGCTTTCCTGGATGAGCTGAAAGCCTTTAGAGATTCAGGCGGACAGATAAGCCAGGAGACAATGCTAGGCCTCTTAAGCTTTGTCGATGATGTAAAACAAGAACTTGAGCGAATAGAAAGCGAGAACAAAACAGAGTCTCGCTTTTTTGATTCTTATGGTTTTGATGAGGGTTTAGACGATGGCGACGAGAGCTAAAAGGTATGGCCGAGAACGAGAACGGATTTATCAGGAATGGGTAAAAAACCAGGACCGGAGAATTGCGGACGAGATATCAGGGACCTATCAGCTCGCGGCGGATAGCATTCAACGCGAAACAGAAGCTTGGCTAACTAGGTTTTCGAAAGCGCAAGGCGTAACGCCTGCTGAAGCACTTAAGACAGTTTCTAATGCGGATATGAAAGCTTTGGAGCGTAAAGCGAAGTACTATGTAGACAAACGCTGGAAGGATAACGACGTAACAACGCCGTTCACTGATAAAGCTAATCGCGAAATGCGGGAGTACAACTTCGCGATGAAACTCAGTAGGCATGAATACTTACTAAGGTCTATTAATATGGAACTCACCGATATGGCGGTCTCCTCAGATAAATTGATTAAAGGGTATCTGCAAAAGATGACCGGGACTGAGCTTAAAAGACAAGCGGGTCTACTAGGGCTAAGGAACTTATCACCGGAAGAGTTAACACGAAACATAGGCACAATTGTCAATGCAAGTTTTCACGGTACGACGTTCTCAGAGCGAATCTGGAAGTATCAGAGCGGCCTCAGGGAAAGCCTTCATGAAGGGATAGCTGAAGCAATGCTAATGGGCAAAAACCCTACAACCTGGATGGGTAAATTCACGCCTTACTTAAAAGACGGCATACAAAACACGACTCATGCAATGAGACGGCTTGCGATAACCGAGTCCGGAAGGGTCCAGATTGAAGCGCAAAGAAAAAGCTATATCGATGCTGGGTACACGCAATATGAAGTTGTATGTGAAATAACCGCTTGCGAAATATGCATGGAGCATGATGGCGAGATATACGAAGTTTCAAGAATGAGACAAGGTGAGAACGCACCAGTGTTTCATCCATACTGTAAGTGCTCAACTGCTGCAGCGGTTGATAGGCAAGAGATAGAGGCTCTGTTAGAATCTAAAGACGACGAGTATAGGACTTATGCAACCATTTAAGAAGCAGACGCAGAGTTTAGGCCTATAACGGCTGAGTTATGGCGTAACGACTGGACGCCACAAGAAAAGACAAGTTTAGTCTCTTATACCCGGAGTAGTCGAAATTTTAACACGCCACTTCGAGCAGGGTATGAGCTAACAAATGAAATTGAGTCAGTGATTAGCGCACTTGATAAAAGTAGTTTATCTGAAAACACTCAGTTTTCTAGAGGCTCATCCGTGAGCGGCTTGTCAAAGTTCTTAGGGATTCCGGAGGACGATATTTTAGATAATATTGAACTAACAAAGGAGCTTGTAGCTGGTAGAGAATTTACTGAGCATGCGTTCCTCAGTACCTCGGTGACAGAAGAAACACATTGGTCGGGGAAAGTTAGATATAAGGTATACTGCCCAGAAGGAACTAAAGGTGCGTATTTGGAACCTATATCGTTTTATAGTATGGACCCGAAAACGAGGTCTGGACAAATAGGAGTATATGACGAAGTCAATATGATAGACGCAGACGTGCACGCACGAGGGGAAAACGAGTTTTTAATACAAGCCGGAACGCGATATAGGATACAAGATATGGCCTTAAGCGAAGCCGGAGATATCCTAGTGAACATGATAATCACAGGACAACCATAAACGTGTTATAATATAAAATAAAGGAGGAACAAAGATGAAACAGTTTAGGCATGAGCCGCAAGGATATGTACCGTTTAGGCCCGCCGAGAGCTTAGAAAATAGACCCTTTTGGGTAAAGAGTGACGAATTAATACGCTTTGATTTAGAAGTAAAATCAATCTTCGATAAGATTGTAAAGATTGAAACTCTTACCAAAGAGGAATTTTTGTTCTTTCAAAAAAATAAGGCTATACCGGAAAGTTATAAAGTAGACGATTGGATAACAGAATGATGCTTAAAGCGTTTTTAATTATCATTATCCTGATGATATTCATCGCGATAATATGCACAGTTTTTGACTTTATAAGATTATTTATTGAGTGGTTAACGCACTCTTAATAAAAAAGAAAACATATTTAATAGTTAACCGTTCCGACAACCGGGGCGGTTTTTTATTGGAGAGAGAAATGAAGTGTCCATTCATAAGAACAACCATAATCCGAGATATACCGCAAGACACTATTTATAGAACTCATACCTTTGAGCATCATGACGGAACAGAAGAAACTTTTTGTGCGTATAGCACACCGATATTCCAGATACAGACTGATGTAATGAGTGATTGTGTAGGTGAAAAATGTGCAGCATTTCAGGATGGTAGATGCATAAGGACGTCTTAAGTGTGCATATGGTTGTGCATTTGAAATGCTGATATATCAGTAGTTTTAGACACAGCTTGTGCATATGCTTGTGCATGAAACAGAAAAAACAGGGCAGGCAAGCAATGACAACACGCTTGCAGGGTGGTAGCGAATATTCTGAATAGAATCGATTGCTATTACAAAACACTCGACGGAGTTAGTAGAGTTAAGCACCTTTTCTACTATTAAGCGTAAGTACCTGACAGGACGGGCAATACTCCGAATTGATTATTCAACTTACGCTTTTTAAGAATTGAAAGATTAGCCACTCAGTAGAGTGGCTTTTTTTGTGCAAAAAAGCATGGTCTGGACTTCACTGGATGGGCTGGACTTTTTTAGCAATTGATATCCGCTGGGCGAAAGAATGGCGGGGACAGGAGATTTAGATGAAAGAAAATGATTTAACAAACGTAGAGAACGGCGCCGAGAATTCGGGCGCTGATTCTAAACCAGAAGAAACGCAACCGGAGTTAACACTAGACGACTTTTTGAAGGACCCCATACACCAAGGAGATTTTGACAAGAGGGTTAACAAGGCAATCGAAACGGCAAAAGCTAAATGGGACAAGGAAGCGGAGATGTCGGCCGAGGAAATAGCCGAAGCGCGATACAACGAAAAGCTTCAAGAAATTGAAGAACGAGAGAAGGCGCAAGACAGGCGCGAATTCGTGGCTGATATCCGAGAAGATTTAATCGAGAATAGCTTGCCGACCGTATTTGCCGATTTAATTGCTGACGGTGCAACGAGGGACGACTATCCTACAGTCCTTAAGGAAATCAAAACCGAGTGGGATAACCAAATCAACGAACAACTTAAAGCTAGCGCAAGGCAGAAAGACCCGAAAGCTAGCGACGCGGCTCGGGCCGAAGTGAAGATGGATTTAGCCGAGTTCGCAGACAAAAATAGGAAGGTAAATTAATATGAAAAACGAAACTTTTACACCCGCTAATGTGCAAATGTTAAGCGCACTTCAAGGAGTTGTGCCGGTTCAGCAGGGCCTGCCTATCTTGAAAGACGTTATGTCTAGTTCGCTTATCATGCAATTAGCTAAATACGAAGAAATGACCGCGTCGGAGAAAGAGTTTGACGTATACCTGGGCGGGCTTGGCGCTTACTGGGTAGGTGAAGGTGAGAGAATTCAAACCACAACCGCAACCTGGGCAAAAGTTAAAATGGTTGCTAAGAAGTTAGGCGTAATTATTCCGGTAACACGTGAATACTTAACCTACAAACAAGCGGACTTCTTTAACTTCTATCGTCCACGAATCGCTGAAGCTTTATATAAGAAGTTTGACGCCGCGGTAATCGCAGGAATTGATAACCCGTTCGAGTGGTCAATCGATAAGTCCGCAACAGACAGAAACGTTGAGGGCGAATTAGATACCGCGAACTATGACAAAATGATTGGAAACTTAAACGACGAAGGCTACGAGCCGAACGCGATTGTTTCTAAAGTAGCGAACAACTCATCGCTGAGAAATATGTTCCGCGATGAAAACGGATTCAAAGAGCGCATTTATGACGCAAGCAATAAGGCCTTAGACGGTACGAAAGTCTTTGACTTGCATAAAGATATCGAAATGAAAAAGGGTACGCTTTATGCTGGAGACTTTAATTATGCATACTTCGGAATACCTTATAACCTCAACTACTTAATTTCACACGATGCGACGTTATCTACGATAACCGCTTCGGACGGAAAGCCTGTCAACTTGTTTGAGCAAGAAATGTCAGCACTTCGCGTGACAATGGATGTCGCTTTCATGATTATCTCTGACGAAGCATTTGCAAGCATTAAAGCGCCCGCGGTAGGAGGCTAAGATGAAAGTTTTAGCTTCATTTACGTATAAGGATAAGCACTTCACGAAAGGCGCCCGAATCGAATCCGGCGCCTTACCTGATTCAGCTGAAAAAGAAGCTATCAAGAAGAAACTTATTGAGAAGCCTAAGGCTAAAAAGGGGAAATAGAAATGCTTACCAGAATCGAACAATTAAGGCTATGGACGATTGGCGATAAAGACGACGCCTCGCGAGACGAGCTACTGAATTTACTACTGCAATACGCGGAAAGTAGATTCAGGGTCATTATGAACCGCGTTCAAGCGAAATATGGGCTTAATGCTTCTAGCGTAATCCCGGACGAGTTTAATTGGATTCTGGATGAAGTCGCGGTCAAGCGCTTTAACCGAATCGGCTCGGAAGGGTTTTCAACCGAGACGGTTGACGGGCATAGCATCAGTTTTGAGACTGATGAATTTTTAGCTTATGAAGATATTATCGACCGGCATTTTAAGCCGGACGATAAAAGCGCAGGCGGACGGGTGGTGGTCTATTGAGATTTGATACTGAAGTCACATTCATTATTGAAGAAGGCGAGCCGGAATACAACCCGGACCTCGGTAGATTTGAAGACGCTGAGAGCGAGTCCGTAACGAAGTGGTGTCACGTGCATGACCTCGGGACCGACGAGCTTATTCAGATATACGGGAGGGTAGACGTCAAAGGGCTAGCTATTCAGCACATGGGCAAGCCTCTGGGCGCGAGGACCGTAAAAGTAGGTAAAAACACTTACCGCATCTTGAAAGCCCGTAAACGCCGAAATAAAGCCTCCTACTTAGTTGGCGAGGTGAACGCATGAGACTAAAAATAAAAGGCGCAAAAGCGCTTAAGAAGCAATTAACAGAAGACGCTGAACTTAAACTTGTGAAACGGCTGATTAAGTATCACACGACCGAGCTGAATTCTAAGGCAATGATAAAGGCTCCGGTTGATACCGGCTTCCTAAAACGGTCGCTTACGGTGGCTATGGAAGAAGACGGCATGACGGGGCGCGTAAAAGCCACGGCGGATTACGCCGGGTATGTAGAAAAAGGCACGCGGTTTATGGCGGCGAAACCATATTTAGAACCCAGCTTAAACGAAGTTAAGCCGGGTTTTTTAGATGACTTAAAAAGGATGAAGAAGCGATGAAAGGTCCAGACCAAGATATTTTAGACCAAATGTTCAAAATATCCAAAAAGCTTGGATATGACACAGTTTTCTTTAATCCTCCAAAAGATACTGCATATCCCTTCGTTCACCTGGGTGCAACTCAACTTGTGCCCAGGTCCACCAAAACAAGGCTGGTCGGAGCGGTCCATCAGACCATTGACGTCTGGGGACTTAAAGCCGACCGAAATCTTGTAAGTAAAATGGCGCATGACTTAATGCGGGAAGCGGGAAAAACACTGAAAACCGACGATGGTTATTATCTTAGTTTAGACTACAACTCGTCCTCAATTGAAGTGTATGCGGATAACAGCACTAATAACGATTTATGGCGAGCGCGAATGACGCTCGAATGGAAACTATATTAGGAAAGGTAGATTATATGGCAGGAGTATTACAACCCATTTTTGGGAAGAACAGAGTTTTGTATTTTAGGAAATTAGGAGACGCGGAAGCGGGTGCGAAACTCGCAATGCAAACAGAACACACATGGAGCTATGAGAGGTCAATCGACAGTACTCAGACAAAAGACGGCGCGGTCTCATCCGACGGCGGACTTGAGACGACGCTTGAGATTAACGCCCTCTCATCGAACGACGAGGTTAACAGATTGCTTAAGGATTCAGTCGTAGAAGGCTTTAAGCTGGAAGTCTGGGACGTAGATTTGACGCAGCAGGAAAGCGATAATCAATTCCCTGCAATTTATGCGCAAGGGCTTTTAGATAGCTGGGAAATTCCCGCGCCGAATGACGGTCCGGTGGAAATCTCAACATCTATGATAGTTGACGCGAAACCAGTTGAGGGCAAAGTCACAGTAACAAAAGAAGACCAAGCGGCTATCCAATACGCCTTCAAGGATTTGATAGCTGAGGCTGGCGGAGCTGGGTAAATAAAATTTTGATGAATAGAAGCGGTCCATAGCGGGCCGCTTTTTTATTTGGGAGGAAATCATGCTGAAAGAACTAAAAATTGGAACTAAAACGTACCCGCTAATCTTTGGAATCGGTTTTATTCGCGAAATGGATAAGCGCTACGAAATCAAGCACGCAAGTGCCGGAGTCTCATTCGGGTTTGGGCTTGGCTCAACGGCGGTTTATCTGAAGCAGAAAAACCCGGTAATTCTCTTTGACTTAATTCAGGCCGCGACTATCACGGAAAAGCAAAAACCATCGGTAGATGATATCGAGGTGTTTTTGGAAAGTGATGATACAGATTTGGAGAAACTTTTTAAGGATTTTTTGAAATCATTGGAAACTTCGCCTCTAACAAAAGGGATGATGGCGGAGCTTCGAAAAGCAGACAAGTAGTTTCATCTGAAGAAACCTATAACAAGCTTTTAATTAGAGGGCTTAGAAGAGATATTGCGGCCGATATAACCGGCATTAACCGCATGACACTTCAAGACTATAACTTGCTTGTCAAGGTTTCACTTCTAAAAGAAGCGGACCGGATAGACGCGATGGTGACTAGTGCGCTTATTACGCGTCAAGTAAACCGAACGGACAGAGCAGGAAAGCGTTACGTAGTGAAATCGTCGAAAGACGTTTTTGATATAGAGAAAGTAGAGCAAGAAATTTTACATAAGAAAAACGATTCGTTTTCTAAATTATATAAAGTTGCAAAACGTGTAGAAGAACTAAAGGCGAGAGGAGAGTATACATAGTGAATAGCTACAATGTAGAGGCAATTCTATCGGCTAGAGATTCAGGTTTTTCCTCTGCCTTCAGGCAGGCGGAAACTCAAGTCAAGAAACTTGAAACTCTGTCAACAAGTGTTACAAATAAATACAGTTCAGCCATCGGCTCGATTACCAAAAAAGCGTTTAACCTTGCGGCCGGAGCGACGACCGCATTTGCCGCTTATACGGTAAAAGCGGGCTCGGACTTTGAGGCAGCGATGTCCCAGGTTTCAGCTATCTCAGGCGCAACAGGCGACGACCTCGCAGCGCTAACCGAATTAGCTAAAGAAATGGGCGCGACGACTAAGTTCTCGGCTACCGAATCGGCCTCAGCTCTGAATTACATGGCAATGGCCGGTTGGGACACGGAACAGATGCTCGGCGGCTTGCCGGGTGTGATGAGCCTAGCTGCTGCTTCAGGTGAAGACTTAGCGACCGTTTCAGATATCGTGACGGACGCTATGACGGCCTTCGGGATGAAAGCAGAAGAAGCGGGACACTTCGCAGATGTTCTCGCGAAATCAGCTTCGAGCTCGAATACAAGTGTCGGCATGCTGGGCGAATCCTTTAAGTATGTGGCTCCTATGGCCGGAGCTTTAGGCTACTCAATCGAGGACACGTCTCACGTGCTTGGATTGATGGCGAACGCCGGCATTAAAGGCTCTCAAGCCGGTACGGCACTCAGGGCCGGATTTAATGCACTTATTGACCCGACAAACGAAGCGAAAGCGGCGCTCGATGACTTAGGCGTTTCAATGTTTGATTCGCAAGGCGAAGCCGTACCGCTTAACGACTTAATGGGACAACTAAGAGGCTCATTAAAAGACTTAACCACAGAACAGAAAACACAAGCACTATCAAGCATATTCGGACAACGAGCTGCATCTGCATTACTACCCGTTATTGAGGCTAGCGCAGAGGAATATGACGGCTTGGCCG